ATGCCATACCTGATCGATCAGAAATTGCTAATGATCTTTTACCTGATGCATACTTACCCATTATACTCCATCTCCATAAAATGTTTGTGGTGAAATGAAACTAGATGTACCTTGATTATCTGCATCAAGTGCTCTTAACATTTCACTTTCATAAATTCTCTCTAACTCTTGTGTTCTTTCAGGTGAAACTTTCATACTTAAATAGTATGCAAGTCCTGACATCATACAAGGATAAAATCTATTTACTACATCTGCTGTGTGAGAATAACCACCAACGTCTTGTATCTTTGCTAAATAATAAAAACAAAATTGAAAACTACTTGGTGTAGTTGTGCTTGATACACTTGAACTTGGTGTTGTATATAAAAAAATACTTGGGTTTAATTTTCTCTCTACATAATATTGTGAAGGAGTACCTTTAGATAATTTGTTTGGTGTTTGTGAATATGTAGATCTATCTATTTTTGTAAGTGCAACATCTACTGGTGCTGTTGTTGTTGAATTGTTTCTATAATAACCTTCTAAAACATCACTTATATCACTTGGAAAATTAGTTGAATCACTTGCAAAACTATATTCAGCTTGACCTTCTATTAGTGGTACTTTCGCTAATTTTACTTTCCATAAATGTACACCTCTATTTCCCCATTCTTGAAAAAGAATATTTAATGATCGTCTTGCAGATCTTAATTGATAACCTGTTCTTGTTCCTAATACGCCTGTTCTTTCGTAAGCTTCCTCAATAATATCATCCATTTGAGGATCAAATTCAGTAGTGCCTGATGTAGGTGCAATTGTTTGAGCAGAATTACCCATACCAGCATGAACTGTACAATAATAAAATAATACTGGAGCGCCGGTAGTTTTAACTGGTGCAACATTAATTGTTGTGTTTGATCCAGCTTGACCAGATACTCCTGTAGTGGTTACACCTGTTGTATAAGGTGCTGCTGGTGAATTATTTGGATTTGTAGAAAATGCAAAAACGTGTGTATTATTACTACTATCAGAAGTATCAAAAATGTAAGTATTACCTTCTTGTAAATAAAGTACAGGAGCTAACTCTCCGTTAATATAATATCTATTACCGGTACCATATTGAGTAGTCCCCGTCGCTACGGTGACTGTGTAAGTAATTGTAGCCACAAGTTGCTCCTATTAGCCGCCAGTTATTGTTAATGTAACACTTCCACCTGAACCTGCTAAATTATAAACAATTCCTTTATCAAAAAGAATTCCAGAACCTGGTACATAAACTTCTAAACCTTCTGTTCCAAAATTATAAGTTGCTACTAAATTACCTGCTGCAGCTGCTCCTGAAGTTGCTACATTATATAAAAGTAAAGTAGAACTTGCTATTCCTTTTGCTTGAATAGAAGTAACTCTAGCTCTACCTGCTCTTGATAAAGTATCAGCACCTATTGTTGCTAAGTTAAGGGTTGTTTGATCACTTGAGTATGATGACATATTTTCTCCTGTTAAATTTTATGTGGGCCGAAGCCCACACTAATTATTTATTACGCTATTGTTGCACCTTGAACTGAAGTTGCAACCCAACCAATAGTACTATTCCAAACTAAAGTAACTGATTCAGCTACTGCATCGAAAGCAACTGTTGTTCCACTTGCAAATGTAACTGGAGTAACTGTTGCAGTTCCGCCACCATCAACAATCATGTTAATGATTTTAACTTGTCCTGAAGTTGTTCCATCAGCTAAAGTTACTGCTGCAGCTCCGCCAGCTGTAGTAAGTTCTGTTATTAAGTTTGTAAGATCAACAGCTCCTGCACCAGATAATGTTTGCACACCACCTGTAATAGATGCTCCGTAAGTAGCATTAGTTGTAACTGCACCTGTTGATGTATTTTTAGTTATTGCTTCAAAACCGTTTTCCGATCTTACCGGTCCTGAAAATGTTGTGTTTGCCATGTTATATTCCTCCTAGAATACATAAATATAGTCCTCTAGGGATGTCGACTATACGCGTCTATATTTACTTGTTTGTTATTAATGTATAGTGATTAAAATATATATGATTTTTATATAGAGTGCAAGGGATTGCGTAGTGAATGTACGTATTTCGACGATGTAGCGTTTTATTAAGTAGCTACTGATACTTCGGGTGCTGCACCCTCAATTTTATTTGTCTGGTGAGCTCTCATAGCTTCGGCCATTTTTATATCGCTTATGACCTCTCTTATTTTATGGTCTATCTTTACCATGTCGAGAGTATATCTACCCTCTTTAAGATGCTCCTGCTCCCAGTTCAACTCCAGTGACCTTTTCGCTTTGTAAAGGTCTGATAATTGTTGCATCGTGGATCTCCTCAAAAGTTATCCATTTTTTTGACGAACTTGTAAATCCGTCTTTTTCCCATTTTACACCTTTTTCTCCTAGTTTGTCAACTATTGAATTTTCAATAGCTTCAGAGCTATCCTCACACGTTACTTGAAAACGCGCATGATACCCATATGCTCTTATATTAACTAGAAAATTTTTCATGATTACTCTCCTTATACCACAAAAAAAAGGGGCCCGAAAGCCCCTTTTTAAATATTAGTTTTAACGATTATACAGCGTTAGAACCAAAGATACCTCTAGGGTCAGAGAATCCGAATACGTATCTCTCTCTAGCTTTGTATCTTACGTTTCCTGTGTCAAAGTCACCTTCCATTGAAGTTTTGATAGGTGCTCTAACAAAGTGTTTAAGACCATTAGGTACATCTGTTTTAAGAAACCATTTTTTGTTAGATGTTAAGTAGTGGTTCACTGTGTATCCTTGAGGAACCATTCCCATATTTCTAACAGCATTGATATCGTTATCAGCTGTGCCAACTCTGCCTGCAGAATTCATAAGTCTGTCAGCAGTAAATTGAAGCGCAGAAGGAATAATTAATTTAGTTCCTTGTGCCGCAATTTTTAGGCCTCTTTCATCAGTAAACGCAGCGACGTCGATTAACGCCTGTTCTAATGATGTTTCGTTTAAGTCAGAAGCGACTGCTAATTCATTTGAAAACGTACCAGCTAGTGTTGGGTGAACAGTTGAACATAATTCAACTCCATCGCCACCAGCAAAGTTCGCATCAAACGCATTATTTAATACCGCTGCTGCTTTTACTTGCTTCGTGTTTGCCATAGATCTTGCTAACGCTTTTGTATATCTAGACGCAAGTCTGTCATACAAGTTATCTTCGATAGCTTCTTCTGTGATTGCAAACGCTAACGCAATTGTTTCGTTTGTGTAACGAGCTGTGTAAGTCTCTTGCGCATCATCGAATGTTACGCCTTGACCTTCAGGTTTTACAGCTGCATTCGCAAAACCACTTAACATTACTTCCTCTTCGAAAGCTCTGTCAGATGTTTCTGTGTCGAATATTTCTGCATGCTCGTTAGCATAGTTTTTATACTCTAGTCCGAATAGTGCATTCAGACCAGGCTCTAGTTCTTTAACTAGTTGTGCTCTTGATATTGCCATAGTTTTATACTCCTATTCTTATTAGTTTACGCCATTATACAGGTTCGAACGACCAGCAATAACTACGATTTGGTTTGATCCAACCGCTGTGTTATCTTTGTTCTCTGGATCGTCTGCAGATCTCACAAGTTTAAACATGTGAGTAGCATCCGCTCCGCCGCCGATATCTAAAGTTACAGTCGATTGACCGTCTTTAGCATCCGTTGCTGTAAAGCTGTTAGTGTTATAGCCAGCATCGCCGTACATAGCTTGAGTAACTGCCGCATCCGCTTTGATTACGTATTCTTGAAACGGATTGTCATTTACAAAACCTAGACCGTCGTTGCTGCCCGTATTATAGTCAGTTCCAAATGTTGTGCTTGCTGCTACTGAATTTGCGAACGTTGGTTTTTTCGTTGTACTGTTTACGAAGAAACAGCCGTTGAAAGAACCAATAAGAGGAGCATGACCTGTATTTACATACGTTGCTCCACCATTTCCACCATCGTCAGTAGTTGCGAAACTTGCATCTTGTAAATAACCTTGATCGCCACCTGAATCTTGAAGTGACACTGGGTTATTTTTAAAGATACCAACACCTAGGCCTGATTTGATTTTGTATTCAGATTGACCTGAAGTCGCTGGAGTATTTCCAACAACCATAGTCGTTCTTAAACCAAAACCAGTTGTACTTGCATTTGCCATAGTATTTGTTTCCTTTTTATGTACCTGCCTGTAAAGGCTTCCGGTACGGTTTATTGTTAATTTGTTGGGTAGGAATTACTAAATAATTAGCTTTTCTTTGTACCACCAAAAGTTACACGGGATTGAGAATCACTGCTGAAACTCATTCCTGATTGCTTTTCCTTCATAAGATCGTTATTAATTGCTTCATCTTTATCTCTAGTTTGCTTATTGTAATAAGCTTCTATTTGAAGCGCGATCTCTTCTGGTATCCTTGCGAGCAAAAGGCCTCCTACTTGTATAACTCCTGCGTATTTACCGTCGTTAGACGTTGGATAATCAGAATCCGGATATTCATCAGATCTAACTAATTCATATCCTTCTCTTAATGATGCTGCTACATTTTTGGTATCATTGTATCCTAATGTTTCAGCTCTTATCCATCTGTGCCTATAACCGTCTGGCGCAGGGGGTGCATCAAGTGATGAGGGTGGAGTCCATACTTTTTTATGAGAAGTTTTTTCTCTAGTTTGACTCGCACGTGAAGTTTTTATTTTATCGTTTTCCATATGCTTATACTCCTTCCGTGATTTTTAATTGTTTTGCATAATCTTCAAGTGGCACACCTAATCTTTTAGCTATTGCTACCTGTGAAGGTGTGAGCTTAACAGTTTTTTTGCGACCTTGTGGGGCTGATCGTTTAGCCGAAGCTACATTTTGAGCAGGTTTTGCTCTTTCTGTAGTTGTACCATCTATCTTATCAAATTTCTGCGGAAATTCAAGTCTTATTCTTTTATCAACTTCTGCATAATATTCGTCAGATT